GATTTTTACCCGGAACATTTGAAGAGAAATTAGAGCCTTGGATAGTCCCTATAAAAGACAACATATCTAAAGCATACGCAAAGCAATCGGCAGTAGAAAGATTATACAGCGACAAATCAGTTGAACTCGTATCTTTAGCTCACTTTAGAGGTAGAACTTTTGACGACGCTATTTGTATTATAGATGAATTCCAGAACTTAACAAGAGAACAACTTTCCATGTGTATAAGCCGACTAGGTAAAAACACAATCATGATATTTACAGGAGATGAGAATCAAATAGATTTAAAGCACAAAGAACAATCTGCCATTAAGTTAGTTCCAATAGTTGATCAAAGTAAATATGTCAATTGCGTAAGACTATCTACTAATCACAGACACGAAGCATTAGACGATATATTCAAGTATTTATATCCTAATTCACTGTAGTTTATGACAATTAAGTTTTATATTGGATACTACCCGGAATTTCGTGCCAGCGGAGAAAACTTCGCTGGCACTGAATGGGCTTTACGCAACCTTGCAGAGGCTTTTGCATCATTAGGTCACGCAGTATTCATTACGGGAGAGATAGTGCAGGAGAACGCTTTAAATGGCGTTATTTATACAAAAGACTACAATGTACAATCTGATATTCTAATTGCTTTAAATTACACTCACTACATAGATTTAATATCAGAGGATAGTTACGATAAATCTTATTTTTGGATACATAACACAGACCCCTTCTTCTATAATTACTATAAGGGAGAGAGTGTTCCAAGTTTACAAGATAGAGTATTTAGCCATCCTAAGTTCAAAAGTGTTATTTGTGTATCTAAGTATCATAAAGAAGAATTTGAGAAACGTTTTTTTGGGGTACCTTCTATCATGTTATATAATGCAGTAAAACGTATAGATGTGCCAAGAATAAATAAATCAAGAATTAAAGATTCTTACATTTATATATCACATGCAGAAAGAGGGTTAGAAGAAATTTTGACACATTGGAGAAAGATTTTATATCATAGGCCGGAATCATCTTTATACATAGTAACACCAAAATACGGAGAGGAATACTATGAAAAGCATTTTTCTCATGTTGTAAGCACTTATAAAAATGTATATTATCATGGCTCTATGAGTAAAGATGATTTGATATCTTTTGCAAGTAGTAAACATTATTGGTTATATCCTTCAAATTATGATGAAACATTTTGTGTAGCTGCTGTTGAAATGCAGATGTTAGGATTGATTCCTATAACTAGATTTAGAGCAGGATTAAAAGAAACTGTATTTCATTGTATTGAGTTTGATTCATGGTTATCATCTATATCATCTAATAGTCAATTTAAAATACTTCCTAATGGTAATACACTTAAATATAATATAACTGATTTTTTTGATCCTGTAAAGATTGCTAAAGAATTTATAAATATTAATGTCATGGAAAATAAATTAAAAATAGATGCTGTCTATGTGATTACTTTTGATGTATCTGATGAAGCTATTAAGAGATACACCGCGGAATTTAATAAGCTAGGCATTATACCGGGTCAGTTTCATTTGTTTAAGGCTGTAGATGGTAGAAATCCTAAAGTAGATTTTAATTGGTCTTTGTATAAGGATTGGAAAATAGATAATCATAGTAATTCATATTATAACCGGGATATATTGCCTGGAGAAATTGGATGTGCTTTATCTCATGTATCTATATGGAAAGATGCTAAAAATAAAAATTATGATTCTATTTTAATTTTAGAAGATGATTTTAAAGTGGATGGAGAGTTCCCTGCGGAAAAAATTGACTTAGATGATTGGGGTCTTTTGTATCTCGGTAGGCAAAAATTAGGCGGGGACACAGAAATACAAAACTCCATATACACATCTCCAGGATACTCATGGCTATCTCATGCCTACATGTTATCAAAATTAGGCATAGAAAGAATACTAGAACAGAACTTTGAAAAATACATCTTACCCGTAGATGACTTCTTAGCATGTACATATTCAAACACAGAAAGAAAAGACTTATTCTTTATATGGCAAGACATGAATGCATATAGTTTAAAAGAATGTATAGTAAGTCAAACAAGTAATGCAAAAACAAGTAAAACATCTAGTAACTCATTTGCATCTAACATCTATCTAACAAAAGATGTAGATAAATGGTCATCCATGTATATCAATCCTGCATTAAAGAATAAAGAATATGATTTAATTGTAGATGAACCTATACCTGATGTCTTACATTTACATGCATTTAAAAAAGAATTTTGCAATGAAGTTATAAGATTAGCAGAAGAATGTGGAAAATGGACAAAAGATAGACATTATTATTATCCAACGCATGACATGTTAATCAATGAATTTCAATTACATGATGCTTATGACATGTTTTTAAATACTTACATATATCCCCTCGTAAAATCTAATTTTGTACTTACCGGAGACAAATGGAAGAAATTTAGCTCTGAAAACTTTATTATAAAATACACACCGGAAAATCAAGGGCACCTATCTTTACACCATGATGATTCTGCATTCTCTACTGTGTTAACTCTAAATGATGAATACGAAGGGGGAGGTACATGGTTTTCAAAACAAAAGAAGTTAGTTAAGGGAGAAGTAGGTGAATTAACAATACATCCGGGACAGATAACACATAGACATGGCGCAAGACCTGTAACTTCCGGAGTTAGGTATGTATTGGTATCCTTTATAAGACAAGTATATTAAAAAGTGAATAAAAGACTTTTTTAATACTATTTATTGTAAACAGCAGATGTCAGTTCATATACCTATTTGGCCCGGAAGTGGTAGTGCAGTATCTGGTTCTACACCTTTCGGAATATTTGATAAAGATACCAATTTTCAAAAGGATGCCCCTAAAGTAGCCGTATGGTGCGCTAGAAGATTAGGATATCCTCTTAGCGACGTGGAATTACAAGATATAAACTTCTACACCGCTTTTGAAGAGGCCATCTCTGAATATAGCAACCAAGTTAATGCCCACTCTGCTAAAGACAATATACTAGGATTGATGGGATTCAATACCGGTTCCCTTAGATTAGAAAAAGAATTAGTTACCAATTCAATAGCAGGTGTCTTAGAAATATCTGCGGAATATGGTACAGAAATAGGCGTAGGAGGAAGAACTACGTTTTATACAGGCTCAATACTAGTAAAAGAAGGAAAACAAGTATATAGCTTATTAGACCCAACTAGAGTTTCATTAGAATCCGGAAACCCTGCTACAGATAAGTTCGTGATAAGAAAAATGTTTCACAATGCGCCACCTGCTATTGTAAAATACTTTGACCCTTTCGTAGGAACAGGCTTAGGTAGTCAAAATTTACTTGACCAATTTGGATTTGGTAATTTTAGCCCCGGAGTTAATTTCTTATTAATGCCTCTACACCATGATATTCTTAGAATGCAGGCAATAGAATTTAATGACCAAATTAGAAAATCAGAATATGGCTTTCAAATAATTAACAATAGAATAAGAATATTTCCAACTCCTGCAAAGGAATATAAAATCTGGTTTGAGTACACACTAGATTCTGAATATAAAAATGCTAATAAAGGTGGAACCGGAAAGATAAATAGCCATGCTACTATTCCCTATTTCACCTTACCTTACTCTAGTATAAATGACATCGGTAAGCAATGGATAAAGAAGTACACACTTGTATTATCTAAAGAAATGCTTGCTTACGTTAGAGGAAAGTACAAGACCTTACCCGGATTAGAAGATGATATCGTACTGAATACCGAAGATTTGATGTACTCGGTAAATGAAGAAAAACAAAGATTAATAGATGTTCTTAGGATAGAGTTAGATCAATTTAGCCGTCAATCTCAATTAGAAAGAAAAATGGCAGAATCAGAAGCTCATGAAAAATTCTTAGCAGTAATTCCACTTAAAATATACGTAGGATAATGGCACTATTTGGAAGTGGTAGAGATGCTTCTTTAGTTAGGAGTATAAACAGGGAAAGAGTGAATAAAGTGATGGCCTTAGAGGTTGAACTTTATAAATTATCTAGAGAAGATACTAGAGAAAATATATATAGAGAAGCACCTAGTAAAGTATTTTATAATGCCACTAGATTAAACTGTATTGTAAAAAGAGGTACTAAAGAGACAGTAGATACTGACTTTGGATTAGATTTTGAAAGAGAAGCCACGTTTTATTTCTTAAGAGATGATTTATTAGAGAGAGATTTGGTAATAGAACCTGGCGACTATGTGTTCTTTGATATGGATTTTTATGAGTTAAATAACGTATTCTCGGATAATGCTTGGTTCGGAAGAAATCCCGAAACATATATACCCCATGTATTAGGAGAAGAGTCCGAATTTGGTTACAATATATCCGTCATAGCACAAGCACACTTAAGTAGAAAAACAAACTTAACTACTACTGATTATAGGTCCGGAATCAACGACGCGTATGATGAACTAAACAAATATTAAAATGGCTAAATCTACGATAAATCCTACGGTATATAATCAACTCTATAGAAATCAAGTAAATAGAGGGGAACAAACGAGAGAGGATGATGATTACATTAAGATTCCCGAAATTACAATATATGATGTAGATTACGCTATATTACAATACATTAGAAATAACATCAAACCTGAAGTTCAAGATAGAGATAGTATGATTGATGTTCCTGTAATGTATGGAAGCGGAGAACTTTGGTCTCAAATTCAAGCAAATGGTTTTATGAGAGATGAAAAAAATAAACTTCTTTGTCCCGTTATTACATTATCTAGGGTAAGAATGGAGGAATATAAAGCCTTTGCTAAGTTAGACGTAAACAATAGAGTTTCTAGCCGCGTATATTACAGAGATGCATACACTCAAAATAATGCTAGATATGGTTCTAATAATAGAGGAAATACAGACTTACCACAAAAAGAAGTTTATATATCTTTGATACCTGAATACTACTATGTGTACTATGATTTAAACATTTGGACAGATTTCAACGAGCAACTAAATAAAGTAATAGAACAATTTATACCTGTTAATAATTTTGTGTGGGGAAATGATTATCAATTTGTTACTAACATCGAAGATTTTACATTTTCTGCAGTCAATATATCAAAAAAAGAAAGAATTGTAAAAGCATCTACAAGATTAAGAGTACTAGCTACACTTATGCCGGCATTTGTAGAAAGAAAATCATCTATTCAAAAAGCATTATCCATTAAAAAGGTAGCAATGTCAGAAAGATTAACGTAATTTAACATTTTTTTAATTGTTTGAGATTTTTAAAACATATTTATAACAAATGAGAATTTATTAATAATTCTTGGTATAATATTTAATTGACAAAAACAAAAAAATGGCAGAAAGAATAGTCAGTCCTGGCGTATTTACAAGAGAAAAAGACCTTAGTTTTTTACCTTTAGAAATACAAGCTATAGGAGCGGCGGTTGTAGGTCCTACTTTAAAAGGACCCGCGTTCGTTCCTTCTACAATCTCCTCTTATGAGGAATACCTGAGAGCTTTCGGAGGAGCCTTTAGTTCAGGTTCCGGTACATCTGAAAGACAATACAAGTTCTTAACGGACTATGTAGCACAAGAATATTTGAGATATGCTGAAAACTTAACTGTGGTTAGAGTACTAGCCGGAGATTACGAGTACGCAAGTTCAAATGTAGTAAGTAGAGGTGCTTATGCTGCTGCTCCCGCTGGAATTAAAGCTAGATTAACTGGCTCTTATTTTACTGCAGGTCAACAAACATTTAAGTTGACTGTAGTATCTCCGGGAGAATATGTGAATACATCACTTACCTCTATTGCTTCTAATAATGGAGTAGGTAGCCCTGCTGATGACTCTACGGGAGGAGTATTGAACATAGGAAATAGAGAGAATCTAAGATGGGAAATCAGAGACGTAAATACTGATTTAGGTACTTTTGATTTGTACATAAGAAGAGGAGATGACAGACACAACAGAAAAGTAATTGTAGAACAATACAATGACCTTACGCTTGACCCTAACGATACTAATTATATTGGTAGAGTTATTGGAGATCAAATGTACAACTTGAAATATGATTCTGACGGTATCCCATTCCTACAATTAAGTGGCTCATTCCCTAATAGATCTAGGTATATTAGAGTAGAGGTATTTAAAGAGAACTACAATTACTTGAACGAGAGCGGACAAATCAGAGTTGCTGCATTCTCTAGTAGCTTACCTGCTGCTGTATCTGGTACTTTCTCCGGAGGTTCCGATGGATATGTAAAACATCCTAGGTCATTCTTCGATAAAATTAGCGGACAAAACAGTCAAGGATTCAATTTAGATGATTTAGCGGGAGGAGCCTCTGGTTCAACTGCTTATTTAGATGCCATTGACATTTTAGCTAATGCAGATGAATATGATATCAACATGTTACTTATGCCCGGAATTATTGATGGAGTAGGTGAACAGCATGGTGAAATTATAACAAAAGCAATTGCCATGATTGAAAATCGAGGAGATGTTTTTATGGTAATTGACCCTACTAGATATGGTGATACTATTGGACAAGCTATCAATGCAGCCTTAGCAAGAAATACTTCTTATGCTGCTTATTACTATCCATGGGTACAAATAGCTGACGCTGATTTAGGAAGAAATGTATGGGTTCCACCATCCACTGTAGTATCAGGAGTTATTGCATTCAATGACTACGTACAGTTTCCTTGGTATGCTCCGGCTGGTTTGAATAGAGGTGCTATCGACGTAGCTCTACAAGCAGAAAGAAAATTAACTTTAGGTGATAGAGATAGACTTTACACTTACAATATTAATCCTATCGCGACTTACCCAAGAGAAGGTGTAGTTGTATGGGGACAGAAAACTTTACAGAAGAAAAGATCTGCACTTGATAGGATTAACGTAAGGAGACTATTGATAACTGCTAAAAAATTCATCGCATCATCTTCTAGGTATTTAGTGTTTGAACAAAACACCAAAGAAACAAGACTTAGATTTTTAAGTATAGTAGAGCCTTATTTAGAGAGTGTTAGAAGAAATCAAGGTTTATATGATTTCAAAGTCATAATGGACGAATCTAATAATACTCCTGATGTATTAGACAGAAATGAGCTAAGAGGTAATATTTATTTAAAACCTACTAGAACTGCAGAATTCATAATCTTAGATTTCTTTGTACTACCTACGGGAGCTTCTTTCCCTGGTGATACAGAATAAACAAAAAAAAATAGAATAAAATGGCATTTGAACATCGCCCCTTTAAATATTTTAACCCTAAACAGCAGATGCGATATGTGCTCTTTCTAACTAACGTTGGAGTACCTATCCCTACTTACATGGTTAAAACAGCTGATAGACCATCAATAGACCAAAATCCAGTTACAGTAGATTACATTAATACAGAATTTAAGGTAAAAGGAAAATCAAGATGGCAAGACATATCAGTTACATTATATGATCCTATTGAAGATAATGGTGCTAAATTATTACATGATTGGATAAGTTTATTTCATCACAACTCCGGATTAGCACAAACCGCTGCTGGTAGACTGCCGGGTCTTTTGACCGGAGGAGAAGATGGATTTATTCACGAGTATAAAAGAACTTTAATTTTCCAAGCCTTAACTCCACATGGAGATGTAGCAGATGAATTTTCACTATATGGCGCTTTCGTAGCTGATGCTAAATGGGGTAATATGGACTTATCATCTGATGATTTAAACATGTTAGACTTAACGATTACCTATGATTATGCTTTAATGATTCCGGCTAAAAACAAAGTAGTTACTACCGGACAAGTAGACGTATAAGATTAATTAATAAACCACAGAGGTGTATTTATGCACCTCTGTGCTTATAAAATATACATGGCATTTACACACAAACCTTTTAAATATTTTAACCCGAAACAGCAAATGCGTTTTGAGTTATATATGCAAGCGGATCCATTCGGTCCTTTTTTTCCAACGTATGCCATAAAATCAGCGGAAAGACCTACTTTAGAGAATAATCATATCACAGTAGATTACATAAATACAGAATTCCACGTTAAAGGAAAATCAAGATGGCAACCCATAACAATACGTTTTTATGATCCAATTGAGGACAATGGTGCCAAAATGTTACATGATTACATTAATAATTATCACCACAATTCGGGTACAACCGGACAAAGTTTTAATCTTTTAACTCCGGGAGAAGATGGTTTTATACATGAATATAAAAGAACATTATATTTAAGATCATTATCACCTCATGGAGATGTAATGGATTCTTTCGTATTAGTAGGAGCATTCTTTGATTCTGTTAAATGGGGAGAATTTGACATGTCTAGTGATGATTTAGTATTGATGGAAGGAACAATAGTATATGATTATGCTATGGTTAGAGGTAGTAAAGTAAAACTTCCTGACGTAGAAGGCCCCGGACTAGATGGTGGAGGAGCTAATTTAGGAAGTCAATTAAAAGATGCCGCTATAAATATTGGGAAAGGAGCCGCTCAAGCAGCAGCTAACGCCGGAATAAGCGCGTTAGGCGGATTGATTGGTGGCGGTGGAGGTGGAAGGAACTAGTTTTCTTTGTTTTGTATTAATTTTAAGTTTTTAGTATATTTATTATAAAAAGAAATGGCTAAATCTACGCCCATATTTAGACAAAAGAAAATAGACAGAACAGTAGCTGTAGATTCTACAGGTGCTTCTGAATACACCCAATACAGACCTTTTGCCTATTTCGAACCTAAACTAAAAAATAGATTTGTCCTTTACTTAGACGTACAAGGGATTTACATACCTACTTACTTAGTAAAATCCGCGACTAAACCCGGATTTACTTACGATAATATAGAGTTACAGTATATAAACACAAAAACAAACTTTAAAGGTAAGATGACATGGGATCCTATAGAAATAGTACTATATGACCCTGTGGCAGCGCATAGATTTTCTCCTAGAGCAGCCAATAACCCTTTTGTAGATTCGTTATCTAGTTCCGAGGAAGTAAGTAATGATTCCTCTGTTTTAATATATGAATGGATAATGACTACACATTCTAATTATGTAGAAGGTAGAGAATATGCGCTAGAAACATATAAGAAAACTTTGATATTAGAAACATTAATGCCTAGAACAAATATACAATCGGAAAGATGGGAAATACACGGTGCTTATGTTTCGGCTGTAAAATGGGGTGAGTTAGATTTATCGGACGATTCTTTATCCACTTGTTCTGTAACAATTATGTATGATTATGCGTTAATAAAAGACGCTAATCAAAGAAAAGTTATTCCTTACGATAAAGAGCGTATTAATCCATTAGCGACACTACCTGATTCTATTAAATCTCTTAATCAAAAAATTCCATCGGTAGGATTATTACCGAGAGCTTAAAAATTAAACAAACATAAATATTATGAAGCCAGACAGAGAAGTTACATTTAATCAAAGTCCTAGCGAAGACGGTATGGAAATTCCTACTCCGGTTATTCCAACTGTCCCTAAAGGCCTAAATCAAACGACTTTAATAGTTGATTTACCATCTAAAGGTCTTTTTTACCCAAAAGAAAATCCTCTATCCTCAGGTCAAGTAGAATTAAGATACATGACAGCCAAAGATGAGGATATCTTAACTAATCAGAATTATATTATGCAAGGAACGGCTATTGAAAGAATGTTCCGCAACTTGCTTGTATCAGAGATTGATTGGGATGATTTGTTGGTAGGAGACAAGAATGCCATTATGATTGCAGCTAGGATTGCAGCTTACGGAGAAGAGTACGTGATTCAAGTTACTACCCCTTCAGGTAATACTCAAGACACTACAATCAATTTGAGTGAGTTGAAACCTAAACCTATTGACGAATCCGTATTAGTAACTAAGAATAGCAATTTATTTAAACTTACTCTTCCCAAGTCTAAAAAAGAGGTACATGTAAAACTACTTACAGGCAAAGAAGATAAGGAAATTGATGCTATTGTTAAATCCTATGAAAAAGTTGGAAAAGATCCGGGCTTACTAACATTGAGGTTAAAGCACATGATTGTTGCTCTTGATGGTAATGTTGATTTAGTGTACATTAGAAACTATATTGACACAGACTTATTAGCAGCAGATAGTAGAGCCATTCGATCTTTCTTAAGTAAAATCCAACCAGACGTAGATTTCAATGTAGACGTGATAGACCGGTACACCGGGGAGCCTTTTCGCACTTCAGTGGTTTTCGATGAAAGATTTTTTTGGCCTGACCTCGAGAGATAGACAGTACATATATGAAGAAGTTTTTCAACTAATTCATTATGGAAAAGGATTTACATACAATGATTTGATGGACATGCCTATATTTATTAGAAAATTCTTTTACAATAGATTACTAGAAGCTTATGAAGAGAGAAATGAAGCAAATAAAAAAGCATCCAAAAAATCAAGATGATAGAATGAAAGAAATTCGGGAGGGGATTCTCTCCTCCCTTTTTTCATTATTAGCCATCCCTGCACAATTAAGAATGGTAGGTAGAATGTATAATGCAGGAAAAGAGGATGAGAAATTAAAAAAATTAAGAGCTCAAAGATTACAACGTCTACAATCTTTAAAGCATGATTCTGATTCTAATAATAAACATTTTAAAAAGTATAGATAACGAACATCTTTTAATTTATACAGAACATGAGTAAAGAAGGTAGATTAATAGACATAGGGAAAAGCCTTTATGATGTCGTAGTTCATTTCCGAGATACTTACTTAACCCTTTCCAAAGTATTACGACAGGAGCAAAATCAAGCAATAGACGACTTTGAAAAAGAAAAAAAAGGCCGCAGTAAAGAGGAACAGGATTACATCGACAAAAAAATTAAGGCTTTTAAAATAATTAGAAATAAGGAATTACCAAAACAGGTCGACTTAATAAACGATTTAAATGATGCTGTAATTTTAACAGATGCTATTTATAACAATGCGAGAGTATTAGAAAGAGATAAAAAACAAACAACAGTAACGGCTGACACTATACAAGATAAAATAGAGCAAATTCTACCCATGCTCGAGAGAATTTTCAGTAATTCTGAGTTTATTTTACAAAGGATACTTAAACATAAAGCATACGTTTTAAAAGAGCAGGATGAATTAAAAAAAGAAGGTTTAACCTTTGATCCCCAAGAAGAAGTTCTAAGGAGTCAATTGGCAAATTTAGCAGCAGGCGTAAAAGACGAAAGTTCTTATTTAGGCTCATTTAAAAAAGCTAGAGGTAGTATTAGCACTGCACATGGAAATTATTTAGGAGGTAGGATAGCTACAATAAGAAGTGGAATAAAAACAAATTGGAGCAGTAAAACTGAAGCAAGAGAGAACAATAAAAAAGATATAAATCAATACTTATCTAGCGCCACACCTGATTCATTGTCATCTATGCCCGATGCGATGAAAAAAAAGATAGCTAGTTACATGGGTGGAATAGAAAAGGGCAAAAAAGCTAAGTTAGAAAAAGGAGATCCACATATTGAATTATCTACGGAAAAATTAATCCGTGAAAAACTAGGAGGAACTAAAAGCAAAACTCTTTCTAGCGAATCAAATCCTACCCCGACTACTCAGCCTGTAACAGAGAGCAGTCCTATGACAAAAGCTCTTGTACCTTACAATCCTCCATCTAATAAAGGGCAAAGTTCTATAGCTGAAAGTATTTTCGGAAGTGGTAGCTCTATGACAAAGGCACTTGCACCTTATGTCCCTCCTACAAGTAAACCATCTCCTGTATCGGTAGCTAGTGCCTTGCCCTCAATGGATAACGTATTAAGGCAGCAGCAAGGATTACCGGCATCTTCTTCTTCTTCTATCTATCCTGACGTGACAAAGTTAGAGACTAGTCCCATGTCAACTGCGTTAGCACCTTATCATGGACCTAATCTTAAACAAATAGCAGCAGCTAAAAAATTAAAAGCTGCTATGGAAAATAGTATAATTCCACAAACAACTAAGAAATCTATACCTCGATTAACTTCGGGGGATAAAGGATTTGAGAAAAGAGAGGCGGCTAGAAAAAAATTGAAAGCGGCTATGAGGAAATCTAGTCCTAATCAGCAAGCTATACCTTTAAGAGGAGATAAAGATTTTGAAGATAAACAAACGGCTTTAGAAGAAAAAAAATCATTTTGGCAAAGTGCTAATTTTGGACAACCGGGAGGATCAAGTGGAGGTGGTGTAGGCAGTGGAGGAGTATCAGGAAGTTCAGCTAAGAAAGCATACAATAATATAATGAATGTAAGAGTTGTTGAAATAGTTCCTGAGCCTTTAGATTCTCTTAAGACTGTATTCCATTCTGCTATGGCGGAGGCCTTGGATTACTACTCAGCTTCCCCTAAATTAAAAGTTCATTTAGAGTCAATAGGAAATAACATATCTCAATTACTGTCTTCTCTTTTCAATCAAGGAAGCTCTTCATCTCCGGGACAGACAACAACAAATCCAGGGCAAACAACACCAAGCACAACAAACCCGGGACAAACAACATCAAATCAAAATAATTCTACACAGAGTGGAAGTACTACAAGCAACGTACCCTCTCCAACCGATTTAGACCCATTTCAAAAAAGGCTTAAAAAAATATACAAAGAAGGGGAGGAGGAGATAACATTCTTATATGCAAAAATAAATTCTTTTTTCCCATTCTTCTCTACTGCTCAAGCAAAAGCTAAAAAAACAGCTTTAGCTACTTTGAAAGCAGGATACGATAAATTTGATGAAATTTATGCCGCAACAGGTAGTTCATATAAAGGAATGGCTGCATCTGTAAAAGAAATGTTTAATATTTCTCCCATGACAGTTATATTAGCGGGGGCAACAACGGCATTTATGGGACTTTTAGGAGCTGCAACTAGATTAAATAGTAAAATAAAAGAAATATCAGCGGAGTTAGGGACATCTAATATGCAATCTTATGAATTTTTTAAGAATGCAATGAGTGCTCAAACTCAATATGATAACATGTATGCTAGTCTTAGGGATGTCAGAGATGTTCAAAAAGGCATCTTAGGAGATTCAGGCATATTATTACAAGTGAATGATAAAGCATTAGCTAGCATAGCGGACAATGCAAAAAATATAGGAGTGTCTACAGAGGCGGCGGGAGCTTTTACCGAGGCATTAAGAACAAAAGGTGCGACAGACGTTGAAGCAGCTAATTTAATGGCAGCATCCTTAGAACTTGCGGATAAGAGTAAATTCATTATGCCTCAATCTGTAATGGAAGACATAGCTCAAAATGTAGAGTTCTCATCAAAATATTTTTCAGGGATAAATAAAGATTCAAAATCAGCTCAACAACATTTAGTAGACACTAACTTACAAGTAAAAGCATTAGGATTAAATTTCCAAAAAGCTGCTAAAATGACACAACATTTATTGTCATTTGAGCAAAGTATTACAGCAGAAGTAGAAGCATCTGTAGCATTAGGAAGACATGTTAATATTGGAAAAGCTAGAGAATTGCTTTTACAAGATGACATAGGAGGAGCTATGGAGCAGATGATGAATGAAATGGGAGGTTACGACGAATTTCAAAACAACATGGATTTTGCTCAAAGACAGCTGCTAGCTAATGCCGTAGGAATGGAGGTATCGGAATTAGAAAAAAGTTTATATTTACGAGATAAAATAGGAATAACAAATGAAGAGGCTTTAAATGCTGCAATGAAAAATAGCGATTATTTAGATAAAGTTGCAGGTAAAGATGTGGAATTATATAAGATAGAGGCTAAAAAAGTATTAGCGGCCGAAAGATTTAATACAGCAGTTGAAAAAGTTAGCGTAGCATTTAAATCTTCTTTACTACCTATATTAGAAGCTATTATACCTATTGTTGACCGTATAGCTTGGGTTATAAATGGTATTGCCGAGGGAGTTAAATATACAGTAGGAGGTTTAGCTTCAGTTGTTGATTTTATTAGCGGAGGAAAAATAAGTTCTAAAAGAAAAGACGAAAATACAGCGTCTCCTGCGGAAATGGCATCCGGAGGCGCATTAATGGCATCAGCTATCTTAGGCACTTTAATGCTAGGAAAAAGTAAAGCAGGAGGTAAACTTGGAGAAGTTGTAGGAAAAGCTAGAGGGGGATTAGATGCGGTAACAGGTACTCTAGGCTCTAAATCTAATCCTATGTATGTTCAGATAGTAGGCGGAGGAGTAGGTGGAGGTGGAATTGGCGAAATTCTTGATTCCGTAGGAGGTGGTGGTAAGAAAGGCGGACGTGCAGGGTTTTTAAAAAGAATGCTTACTTCTAAGAATGTAGTAGATAGAGCTAAATCTATCCAAAAAATTAGAGATGCTAGAATCCCTAAAACAGGGGCTTTTTCTAAAATAGGACAATTCTTATCAAAAACAAAACTTCCTAGTCTACCTAAAATAGGGGGTTTATTAGCTGTTGTAGGTGCGGTGGGAGAAGTTGCAAGTAGAAAGAGTCAAGGACAATCAAACACTCAAGCATTAGGAGCTACAGCGGCAGGAGCGGGTGGAGCTTTGCTAGGCGCAAAGGGTGGAGCATTAGCTGGAGCAGCTATGGGAGGCGCTATAGGATCAGTAGTTCCTGTGATAGGAAATGTAGTAGGAGCTGCTGTAGGTGGGGCTATAGGAGGACTTGCGGGAGGTGCTGCCGGTTATTACGGAGGCGCAGCTTTAGTAGATTCTCAATTTAATAAAAAACCATCTTCATCTTATCAAACACAACCATTTCAATATCAAGGAATGGGATTAAGTGCAGCAGGGTCTATATATGAAGGAGTTAATAAGCCAAAAGCGATTGGAACTCCCGTAGAAACATCTATGGTTGATACAACTCCTACAACTCTTAAACCTAACTTCTCTAGTCCATTTAGTACAACTCCTAATTTTGGAACCACTAGTATGTCTAGGAATTCCGTAATGACAAATACTCAAAGTAAAAGCGTAGCAACTATCGCTACGATGCAAAAGACTGTCGAAGAAAAAGAAAAAAAGGAAGAAGCATTATTGAAAGCAACAGATTACACTAATAAATTATTAGAAGCTATAGTAAGTAAACAAAACAGTCCAGTTATAGCTTACTTTAATGACGAAGGAAGAAGACAAGTAAAAAGCACTTTGAGAAAAGAAAGTTCACCATAAAATAAAACCATGCCCCTAGACGCAAAATCTATATTAAATAATACAATTCCTGGTAGTCTCTCTCTTAGAGAAAGACAAAAACCTTTTACTTTCAAATTCCAAAGGATATCTGCCGGTTCTATTAGTAATGGAGTGACTATAGTATTAATGGCTTATATAAATACTATATCCGACTCCTCTAGCCCGGAATGGGATGAAAGATTAGATATAGGAAGAGCAGACGCAAAAATATTATATAAAAGTTTTAGTAGAACTATATCTCTTTCTTTTACGGTCGCAGTAGAAAGCGAAATAAATCCTCAACGTGATATTAGCGAAAATGAGTTAGACATAAAATTAGGACGTGCTTCTAGAAATCGTTCTAGTACGGGAATTGAGCGGTCAAGAATTTTAACAGATCCTCCCACAAGTAATCTGACTAATATTAGAGGAGAGCAGGGAATTAATATTGGCGGAGCAATACAAAGAGCTTCAGGCACCGAGTATGCTACAAGAGACGTAGCTATTAATTTAAACGATGCATCCAATAATTCTACATTATCTGCAAGAGTAGCTAATATTACATATTCTTCGATTACTTCCGGGATAAGTATAAACCACGTCACCTCTCAACTTAATGAATTATCAAAACTAGCACTTCCTGTATATAATGGGCCTTATGTTGGATCTTATGTTAAATTCAGTATAGGTAAACTATATACAGATGAAATTGGTTACATAAAAGGATTAACTTTTGATTGGGATAATTCACAAATAGTGTGGGATGAGGATAAGGAATTGCCTATGATTACAAATGTTTCTATGGAGATAGGATACATAGGCAAGAGAAAACCTCAGGTAGCATCAAACTTCTTTGGATAATGAATAGATACGAAGACATAACTAATATAATAAGAGAAGAATCGGGTGTTAGAAGATATAGTACTACGTATTATTATAGAATACCATTTAAGACTAGTGATTTTTTTATATACTCTAAATCTGGCGATAGGCTAGACTTGTTAGCTAATGATTATTATGGAGATCCTAGATATTGGTGGGTAATAGCAAATGAAAATGATATAGGGAAAGGGACTATCGTACCTCCTGTTGGGATTAGGCTTAGAATACCATATCCATTAGATATGCTAGAATTAGAAAATTTAAAAAAAGAAGCAATAAATGGCACCTCCTTTTAGAAGACCTATTCCACCTCCAACAATAAATGTTTTAAACACTCGCCGGGGACTTTACTCAAATGGTAATACTTTTGATTACTTTAAACCAAAGACTCGTAATACTGCTTTCTGTACCATAACAAAAGAAGGGATTACTGTATCCACTAGAGAAGATACTTTTACTGAAACTTACAATCCTAGGTCTTTAAAACCTAGACCTAATTTAGTAAGAGCTGAAATAGAAAGAATAGGCAATGATGCGTCTATAGTTAACTTATCCATGAGAATTAGAGGGACTATAGAAGTTTATAGCATTTCTGATTTTTTAAAATATTCGGAAGTTTTTTGTATAAACGACCCTAAAAATCAATTATCTATAACTTTAGCCTATGCTTCTCCTTTCGATGGATGCCCTTCGTACACCGTTAAGGGATGTTATATTGCTTACGGAACTTGGCAAACAACTAATGAAAACTACTATCAACTATCTTTTGAGGCTATAGGACCTGGAGAAGTATTTTCCACACTTGACATTGGTTTATCAGGACTTTGGGAAAGGAATGATTTAAAGTACCAAAACAATAAATCTTTTAACAATGGTGTTGAAGAGGGACAGGTATCTGGCTATTATGAACTCATGTTATATGATGCTCAAAAATCAGGTGCTACTCTAACGGATTCTATCGAAGACGGTGAAATAATTAAATATGATAGAAAAAATAATTACGAAGGCAGGGTACAATTTGGTATACCGTATCTGAATTTTCGTAACATTAGAAATTCAGATGTAGTAGTATATCAGCCAATAGAAGGAAACGAACTAAACCCAGATTCTACAGAAATACCCACGGCACAGACAACTACAGATGAGTTTTTCACTTTGCAATATGTTGTAGACAGAATAATAAATGAATTTGCATTAGAGCCTTTTTATAGAAACGGCTGCGTAGAGGGATCAATGGTAAAAGATGTTTTTATAGGCTTTCCTAAAAAACCTCACTGTTCTTGTTTAGCGGGTAACGTAGTTAGATCGTGCGACCCTAGAAAAATATTAATATTAGGCGGGGGAGCAGGAAACTATACAAATAAAAATAATAGAGCGGAGGGTAAAAATTACGAAAGGGTTGCAGGAGGTAGTATTGACGGAATCAAATCTCATTATGGAACTTATATTGATTATAGAAAAATACTAATACATAGAAATACAGTATATGATGCTATCAAGGCTACTATGCACACTACTCGCGTAGCAGATCCGGGAAATAATATAAAGAATGATTTTATAGACGAAGCCTACTTGAGAGTGAATACATTTTTTAAAAAATTATTTACTGTAATTAGTCAATGCACCGGTGGTTTCGTTCAGTTAGATTTAGTTCAAGATGACGGAAATCAAGTCAATGATAATTTAACAGAGCATAGAGTATTAAGAATTGTACCATCAACTTTTGTAGAGGAGAGTTTTAATATATGGAAATTTGATACACTTAATGGAGACGGATCTACTAGAGAGTTAAATATAAGTGCCGAACTACCCTCTACAGATTTACATGCCTCCTTGGTTAAAACAATATTTAATACATCCAGAACAGCGCATGCAGTAAGTGAAGGGAATTGTGAAGATGGGTTTTTAGCAGGACAAATGGCATTAGAGAATATAGCAAATAAATTATTGAACAATTATTATAATGATTTAATGCCTAGAACAAAGTATAGCGAAGAAACTTGCGATGGAGCTAGAAACTTGTTAGCTACATGTCTAAGAGCTCAATCAACAGAATCTTTAAGAAAAAACAACCAGTATCTATGGCTTATGAAAATGAATGTTAAAATGGATGGAGTAGGCGGATGGAGAATAGGACATCATATAAATAGCAATACAGTACCAAATAGTTTCACTACCGAGAGAAACATAGCATTTGTAGTCACTAGAGTACATCATGTGGTAGAAGGACAGGATTGGCAAACCGAGTTAGAGTCTATTTGCACAGTTGTACCTCCAGGAACACCTACTTTGGGAGCATAAAGTAAAATAACCATGGCTAATTTTTTTTACACAGAAGGCGGTTTTCTATGGGATGAGAATAACATGCCATACAAGGGGTATTATTTTTATACTAACAGAATACCCTACGCAGGAATAAACGAAAAGGACACTAGAAAAAGATTATTTTTAGAATACGAATTTAAGAGAAGAGTATATTCTTCTCTTGGTTCGGAGCCAATGGTAGAGTACATAAACATAAATCCGTACACACCAACTAAAGAAGAGATAGAAGAAGAGGGTCTTTATTTTAAAAGATATTTCTACCAAAAACGAATAAAACCAATAACATCTATAACAGAAATTAGTAAAGATGATTATTTTTCTGCTAAAAACTTGCAGGATAATAAAAATAGACTTATATTTGCAGAAATCTATTGGAAAGTCCGTGGAGATAAAGTTCAAGTAGCACAATTAAACAGGAATGAAGTTTTAAGTGCAGAGACAACTTTTCCGGGACTTAAGAGGTTTATTGTAAATTATAATGAGTTTTATATAGATGATGGTTATTGAGAACGAGGATCAACTACGGGAGGTCCAAACTAATTTTTCAGGTTCCTTTGTGTTTCCTATTCCGAAAGATATGTCAAATTTTTCGGAGGGGCTATCTATGTTATTTATACATGACTACAAATCAAATGAGTCATATTCAATAGCATTACA